GGCTTGTCCCAACCGAAATTGTAGCCGACCAGGGGCCTGATTATCTGGAAACGGACCGTTTTATTGAGCGCCTCGGCATCGGCCTTGATCAGATCGTGGCGGACCTTGTCCTGGGCGTCCTCGCTGCCGAGCTTCCCGGGAGTGCCCTCTGTGGTGGCCGTCTGCCCCAGGATGGCCTTTGATTGTTCTTTGTTGCAGAAATTGGCCAGGACCTCGAAAAGGGAATCCTTCCCGGACTGCTTGGCAGTCTCCACGAATTCGATTTCCGTGTTCTTGGAGATTATGCCGGCAGCATCGGCCCCCAGGGACTTGATGGCGGCGACCAGGGCTTCCTTGTCGTTCTTGCTCGCCCCCGTCTCGTATCTCCCGATCCTCAGCGGCATGCCGTAAATTTCGGCAAACGCAACCCAGTCCTTGATGTCGTAATTTTTGAATAGATACATCCAGGCGCAGACCCTGAGGAGTCCGGCTCTCGTGTCATAACCGGACCTGGCCTTGTACCTGTGGTAAACGAGCTTCCAGGGCGGCATTGCCTCTCCCTTCACCGGCTCGGCTTCGGTGACTATTTTGGGAACCTCCGGGCTCTTTGCCCACATGTTGGAAGTGATCTCGTAAAAGACCGCCTTCTTGGCATGGATCCACTCGAGGTTGCCGATCAGGGCCGAGTTGCCCTGGATATCCCACATGATCTCCAGGAGGGAATATCCTTTCCCGATAGCATCCAGGAGGTCCAGCAGGGCGTCTTCAAAGCTCTCCAGGTTAAAAATGCAATCGGCGACAAAATCTTTTATTTTTTTATCCTCGGCCGAATCAGAGTACGGGGTAATGTCGTAATCGAGTCCCAGGACCGCGTTTTTCCTGGTCTGAAGTTCGGAGAAAAGGTGAGTGTCCTTTTCTTCCATTTCCTCAAAAAGCTCGGCCTGCCTGAAGACATAGCCGCTGTCCGCCTCTTTAAAAATAGCGGCGAGCTTTTGAGGAGTAAGGTTTTCGCTCGGGTATGTGGACCAGCGATCGCGAACTGCTGTCACGGCGATCTCGCGGGTTTCGGGCCTTTTCTGGACCTGTATTTCACTGCCGAACTGATCTAAAAGGGCCATCAGTAAGCTCCCTTGCTTTCGCCATAACGGCGTTTGCTCACGCTCTTATATTCAACCGGGCCGGCCTCGCCCTGCGAAGTTGCGAACCAGGCCAGCGCGCCGGCGACTCCCGAGTCTCCGTGCCGCTGTTTTTTGTCCTGGCCTTTGGTCTTTGTATCCGGAAGTTTGGCCACGCCCTTGATGACCTTGAAAGCGCGATGGTCTTCAATGATGTCCGCGTCTTTCGGGAGCAGTATTGCCCGGTCCTCGAATGCCGCCTTGTAGCGGGGCATGTTGTCGCGGTACCAGGGTTCTGTAAGCATGAGTTGTGCGATCCGGCTCGAGCCGTAGCGCTGCATGGCGCGCTCGGCCAGGAATTGCCCGTTACCGCGGGCGTCGAGCGCGCCATATGAAAAGAGCGGGAGACGGTCTACTATAAAGAACAGGATCTGTTCTTGCTGCCCGAACGGCATATTGCGCAGCTCCAGGACGAACGAGGCCTTGAAATTGGCGTTCTGTTGCTCGGATAGAGGTATTAGGACAGTGAGATCTCCCGTACGCCCAAAGTCCTCGCCGAAATATGAGCGCCGCTCGGGATTTAGATTTTTCAGCAGCTCGGCAAGATTGTCCTTGCACCAGTCGCTGACTTCGGCTTCCCGCACAGCGTCAGGCAGCTCGGCGAATTCCCTCGTCTGCTCGTAACGGATCACCGGGATCTCGGCGCTCAGACAGGTCTCGATAAGCGCGCGGGTGAGGAATGTCCCGCTGCCCTGGCTGGGAACGCAGAAAAGCTCCTCGTCCGCATCGTCGCCATAAAAGTCTATGACGTCCTGCCGCCATTTGGTCTCGGCATCAACTGTCCATTCGCGCTTGAGGACCTCGCAGATCCGTTTATAAAGACCTTCCTGGAGGGCCTGGTCGAAGTCGACCCGGTGAATGCTATATGGCTTTTTCCCGGCCCTGATATCCTGGACCAGGCTGTTAAATTCATTGGCTTCGCCGTTGTGCGTGGAGATAATCCTCACCTGGCCGCCCCAGATCAGAAGGGCCATTGCCGCTTTCAGGAGTTCTCCAAGGTTTTCATGGAAAGCGGCCTCGTCTATTATGACGCGCCCCTGTTTGCCTCTGAGGTTTGATGGGCGGCTCGACAAGGCCGTTATCCGCCAGCCCGATTGAAAGGTGATCCGGAAGGCCAGGATTTTCTTCTCTTGGATGACGCCCTCGAATTCCTCCTCGTCCAGCTCCATGTATTCTTCCATTTCGGAAGCCGCGAGGTTATATGCCCTGGCCCAATTGGCGCAGTCATTTATGAATTCCTGGGCCATGTCCTTGTTGTAGCCGATGTACCAGACGTTTCTTTTTTCGCCCTTTCCTTCTTCGGAAGCATACAGGGTATCATCAGCTGCTTCGGACCAGGAAATCCCGACACGGCGCGATTTCTCCATCACCTTGACAGGCGAAGTATCAGCCGCCCAGCGGGCCTGATAAGGCAGAAGCACGCCCGTGGCATGCCTGGAATCTTGAAGGTCTGTTAAAGCAATGTTCATTAGACGATTCCCAATATGCGCTTGCGGATCTCCTCCGCTTTATCTTCAGAGAGACCGCCCTTTTTGACTATCTTGACTACGTCAGCCGCGGCCGCGGTTGTCTTCTTTACAAAGTCCTGTTTCATCCGTTCCCGCATAATTGATGCCGCCTGGAGCTTTGCGAAGTCCGCCAGGATCCTGGAGTTTTTCTTCAAATCGAATTTGCCCGCGAGCTGCAGCTCCAGTATTTTCTGAGCGAACAATTTTGATGCCGCTTCATCCAGAATCATGCTATCGCCCGCTTCCGAAACCAGAGTCCGCGATTTTTCCTCGATGATCCGAAGCTCGCGGTAATTTGCGAAAAACTCTTTGCCATAGCGGCCTATGGAGGAGCGGCTGATATCGTGACCCTTCGCGGCGAGGTGCTCTTTTATGTCGTCATATGTGACATCCCCTTGGACGAGCAGGTTGTCTATTTCCTGCTTCAATTCCTGGGGCAGCTCGTCAATGATCCGGCTGTGCCTGCGGATCTTACTCGCCATCACCGAGTTCCCTTTCTCCGATCTTTATCTCCTCGAGGAGCGCAAGGTATTTATCTTGCAGGTTGGCGACTTCCTCCGCGATCTCGGCGACGGAGCGAAGCCGGAGGTCTTTTATTTTTGTGAGAGGGTGCCCGGAGAGGAGGTCCTTGATGTCCCTGATCTTCCGGTCGATCTCGTTAGTGAGTTCCATCAGATGGAATTTGCGGGCCCGGATTTCAGTTTTCAGCCTGGCTGTTTCGCTGCTCACCGCACGTTCTCCATTCTTATTTTTTCGGTACGATTGGTTGGGCAGAACTGATTGGTTTTAATGCCGTCGATCGCTTCCTGCCACTTCGCGGTATTCAGAGTTATTACATCTTGCTGCGAATCGCTCATTTTGCTGTAGGCTTCAACCAGCTTTACATTGTTCTTGTACATTTCGATCACTTTTTCGAATCTCTTTTGCTGGTTGTAGCTGATAAGAAAACTCATGATCCAAGGGCCTATGATTATAAAGAAGAGAAGTGACGCTATGGGCCAGGTGCCTATTTTATCAACGAGCTGACAGATCGCGGTTATGGCAGCAGCCGCATCAGACATTGTCTTTTCTCCTCTCCTTTTTGCTCTGGCATAAAGTGCATCTCTTTGCCCCAGGGTTGGCTTTCAGCCTGGCCAGCGGAATAGGCTCCTCGCAGTCCAGACAGCAGCGAATGCCGTCTATTATCAATGGGTCGTCGTCCTCGGGCCGGCGATTCAAAGCCTTACTGAGGGCCGTTGCCCGGAAAAATTCATCCCGCGCCTGGGCGGCATCGATCTCGTCCAATTACTCGTCCTTCGCTTTCGCTGCCGGCTTAGTCCTGAACATAAGGCCCTGGATCAAATCGAGGATTTGATTCGT